CATAACGCGGCCACCGTGCCTGCAACCCCCATCTCTTTCAGCGAGAGCCCCTGAGCATTACCGGTCAAGATTTCCGTTGCACCTTGTGCAAAAACAATCGAACTGAAATAGCTCAAAAAAGCTGCGATGTAGAACGAAATTTCCATACTCAATATTCTGCTCTTTCTGATACTGCAGTTACGTTTGATGCCAAGAGTACCTCGTAAAAATGGACAGCACATATTTTTCCTTTCAATCATTGATACTGCGCATAAATATCTCTGAACGATTTGTACTCTTTTTTGAATTGCGGTTGTTCGCCTTTTTCACCTTCCATTTTTGAAATGATAACGGCACATGCTTCGTCAAAGCAAAATGCCGTATAGTCATCGTCGATTCCAAAAATGACGCTAGGACGCTGTTTGTATAGATTGCTCATTCCCAGAATATTCAGAATCCTTTGGCTTTTCACGAAAGGGTGTAAGAGCTTTGACCCCCTTTTGCGTGTAGTTGAAAATCGCAATGAGTTGTTCGTCCGTCAATTGGATACCGGCGTCATCAAGCTCTTGCATGGACGGTTTGACCAAACACGCTTCGGCCATGAGCCGGACAATGTCATACATTTCCCCTAATGCGTTGGTGTCAATTTCACGCTGTTTTTTTTGCACACCACTAAATAATTCATTGGCGGCGGTCAACAGGCTGTTTGGTATTTTGCCGCTTTTGGCAAGCAAAAGCATGCTGATTCTTTTGACTTCGGCAACAAACGGCTTGCCCTCGTCAAAATCGGGAAAACGCACGATGGCATTCGATGCGTAATCTTTCAAAGCATCAATGGACGTGATACCGTAAGAGCCGTCACTGTTGACGGCATATTTTTCATCTGACATTTTTTCTCTTTCTCAATGGATTAAGTCAACGTTGGTAAGCTGTCAACGTAAGTGATTTCATAAGGCGGCTCATCCGATTTCGGAGCCGAATTGATCGTGTAGCTCGGAACGCGAAACGTCCCGTCCTGACTTTCAAACGCCATCGGAACGCCCTGACAGTTCGGGTAGCTGATTCTTTCATACTGCACGACAAGACCGGCACTGTCGTATTGCGTCGTATAGGCGTGCAATGTAAATACCTCGCCGCGTTCACCGCTTCCTGAAAGCGGAGGTTTGTAGCCGACAATCTTTGTCGGATCGGTCGTATCGTAAGTGATCGTCCCGCCTTGAAGAATTTTCACAAGTTCGGGATTAAACAGGTTATCGGTGAGTGTAATCTGATTACCGGTAATAACACTGATCGCCGGTTTCTGAGCACGCAAAATTCCTTTCACAATCAATGTGATATTCTCTTGCGTGTCAATTTGCGGTGCCACCTGAATCTGATTGGCCGTGTCAAATCCCATTGGCGTCACTGAGTATTCGCCGGATTCTGTTTCAATCGTAATCAACGTGCAGTCAATCGTTGCAATTTCCGCTTTGGGTCTTTTAGCAGTTGCCATGTTTATGTTCCTTATCAAAAGATATGGTTGGTATTACTTTCAAAAAACGCTATCACATTTTCAACATTTTTTTGTAATTCTTATACATAATGCTGATCATGTGTGCTTTGAATGTATCGTCATAAAAACTGGGTGTTTCATCGCCTCGAGGGAAAATCATCGGTTCCAGATTCTTCATGGCCGCTTTGACACTCAAAAGCAATGGCTCCAGATCGCTGTATCGCTGTTGCGGCACGTAGCACAAGATCGAATAGTAATCCTCGTTTGTGCTGATTCCAAAACGCCGAGTCGAACCGCTGTGAGCGACCACAATGTAAGGTTTCAGGCAATCGCCGATTTTAACGCCAGGCGAATAGACTTCAAATCCGTTGCCTTGCAAATGCTTGAAAATATCCGCCCAGCGGCTCTTTTGTTGTTCGATGATCGTTGACATTAGCTTCCTTCAATAACCGCTCGTAAAATTGCGCTTGCACCTTCCAAGTATTCCGGTGCGACACGATGCAACGTCGGTGCAATCACGGCATATTTTTTTTCGTGTGCCAATTCAAGCCATATCCCATAATCGACGCCGATGGAAAACGTGATCCGTATTGTTTGATCATCTGGATATGATGCAACGGCTGATAAGGACTCTTTTGCTCTTCCTGTTTGATCCGTCCACGGCCTGCTGACTCTCAATTCACCGTCATACTTACCGGCCATTTCTTTTGCATAGCCTAAAAATGAGGCCTTGAATCTACCATCGACCAGCTTGCGAAACCGTTCTCGCATTTCGCTGTTTTCCCAGTCGATTTTTAAGGCCATGACAGCACCTGCTATAAGCTGACGTTCACGCCGTCATCAACGGCTTCCAGCGAAATATCGGCGATGATATTCCATTCCTGAATATTGACAACGCCTGTGATGGAAAACCTCTTGCAGTTCAATAAAATCAAGTCGCCATCCTTCAATCCAATATCGTTCACATCGCTCATCAGGCACAAAATCGCCGGTTGTTTTGCAAAGCCAATGCGTGCATTGCGAGTTTGCGTCGTATCCTTTGTTTCAATAAAAACGTGATTGTTGATTTCGTGATAAATTCCGCAAAGACTTCCAACAAGCTGTTGACAATCCGTTGCCTCTCCAAACTCATTTCGACAAATACGATAAAACTCATGCCGTTTGCCGCTGCGTTTGATTTCACGCATTATTTTATACGCCTCAAACTTTGTATTGATCGACATATTATCACCGTTAGGAAACAAGCGTTCCTGAGTTAAACGTCCTATATTGACTTGCCAGCCGCAAAAAGTATTTTGATGTATCTTGTGTGTTTAATCCTGAAGCGTGTATTGTGGAATCCTCTGATTTGATAATCAACAACTCGTAAATTGTTTTATTCACATCTCCATTATTCTTGCTAAAATAATGCTCAATATCACCATCCTCAAAATATGGTATTTGAAATTCTCTTATTTCACGTTTAATAAAATCAATTGTTGTTGCATCCATTTTTTAACCAACCCCAATCGTTCCTGTTCCACTTTGTAAAATATACTGACTTGCTACCTTGTCCCAGATGCAATTTGACGGTGCCGGAACCGGACTATACTTGATACTGCCCTGTGGCACGAAGACGGCGTCTTGGACTAATACATCATTTTGATAGATTTGGTAGTTGTAGATTTTTCCGATAAATCCATATCGCGTGCTTGTATTTGTGTTAAAATCCCCGATATAGATCGGTACTCCAGAACTGAAATTGTTTTCCGTGTTTGTATATGTGCTTACCGTTGTTCCATTTGATACTGTTGTGACGTTTTTATTTTTGTCAATTACAAGACGCGTGTTGTATTGTGCGATGGTTCTTGGAATTTGTACACTTGATATACCGTAGTCGGTACGAGAATACGTTGCAGAAGCCTGTTGCGACCAGAATCCGAATGCATTAACATTATAAGCAGTCCTTGCACCAAATAATCCTGCATCGCCTTCGCTCAGTTCGCAATCGATGGCTACCCGGGTGTCTTGGTTGGGAATGATTCCCGTGTTGAAATACTGAGTGCCGGTGAATGTGCCGCCGGATTCAAACTCTGGGCGGATTGTGGTAAATTGAACTCTGCCAATATTCAATTTGCCTGTGCCTGACATAGTGATATAGGTCTGACTTACTCTATCCCAAATGCAATTTGACGGTGCCGGAACCGGACTATACTTGATACTGCCCTGTGGCACGAAGACGGCGTCTTGGACCAGAATGTCGTTTTGGTAGATTTGGTAATTGTATATCTTGCCGATAAAGGCATTTGTGTTCGTCAACCCGCCTTCTTGTCTTACAGATGCAATTGTCATAGTTTGGCTACCTGTGAAATTCGTATATCCAAATGTTGCTACAACATTTCCATCAATATACCAAACAGTTTTATTAAAATCTAAAACTGTTCTGTTTAACGGCAATGAAGAAACCGGGATTTGATAAGAAACACTTCCGTATGAAATTCTAAGGTCTACACCTCCATTCACAGTAAAAGAATAAAAAGCATTTAAGTATACACTATCCCGTGAGCCAAATAATCCACAGTTTATGCCAAGCGGTAGATTAAATAACAAGTCCATCACTACCCTCGTATCCTGATTTGGAATTATCCCCGTGTCGAAATACTGTGTGCCGGTGAACTCGGCATAAGTATCAAACTCATCCGCTATCGAATCAATGTCAGGAACAAACTTTAACAATGATGATATTTCGCTTTTAATATTTAATATGCTGACTTTTGCTTCATCTGACAACGCTTCTATATTGATAAATCCATGAATTAATGCAGTTCCGTTGTTGTTGCCTTGCGTCACATCGACATCATGCAAGAGCACAGCGTTGACGGTGGACACGCTGTCCGGAGATTTCGCAGGCGAGTTCCTGTTCTCAAGATCAATGATGCACGGCGTTCCTGCAGCGACGTATGATTTGCCGTTTTCGACGATGTTTGCAAGACTCTTTGGCACAATACAACCGACAGAGTTTTGCTTGGCAACATTAGCAAGAATTTGTCTTTGACTTCGCAATGCAATTGTTCGCATGATATACTCCGTAAAGAGGTCGGCGTGCCGGCAACAACGCCGACATAAAGGGACTACATTTTATGAGAGTCCGACGTTATGGGCGACTTATTTCCCGGAGACCTTCGGATGCTCCAACGGATGAGCTATGGCACACTAACCGCGTCCGTCACGCGATGCACTGTTGTACTGCGAGATGGTTAAATACAAACAAGTGCGTTATTCGTCTTCGAAGGATAAACCCTCTATTGCATCACGAATCAATATCCTTTTTTCCGCGATGTTTTTTGCTTCTGACAGATCAATATGATGCTCTTCAGCAAATTGCGTCACCTCTTTGTTCGTCCATTGCGCAATTGGCTTTTCAATGATCGGATCGACAATGTCCGTTTCGTACTCTTCTTCATCGACGGTGACATGAACAACTGGACTTTTCTCGTTGAAAACGCTAAATCCATACCGGTTGAAAATGTCCGTAAACGCTCCTTTGGTGACGCGAAACGTTCTTTCTCCATTTGTTATGCTAATCATTTTCTATCTCCCATGCTTTGACTGTTTTTTACACATCAACAAAGACAACATTGCCGATTACGGCTCGGTGTCCAGAATATATACGCTGTCGGCCTGTTCAAACGAAGGTAAACAAATCTGCGAAACAATGGTTTCAATCTGCACAGGGTCGACCTTTTTCGCTGTCACAATTGCAACTCCCGTTTCAACGATACTCACGTTAGCCGAACTTCCGGTCATCAAGTCGCTTTCCGCCGGAGTCGTGCCGAACCACGTGTTTCCAAGATTGCCGCTCGGGAACATGGACATCGTATTGCCAGGCATAAACTTCACCGTCGCACCCGTTTCATCGACGTATCGCATATCATTGACCAGCACGCGAATACCAAGTTCGTCCATGATATAAGTCCGCAACCGTTCGTCCGAAACATTGGCCTGACCGTTTGATAAAACAAATATCGACTTCCCAATCGTTTCGTTACGCCGTATATTGCGCCACGTCTCTCCATCGACCATCGCACGCGTTATGACGCTTCCCGTTTCGTCCCGAATTTGTTCCGCTGCAACCCGCATATCTTCAATCGGGTTACTTGTCGCGTAATTACTCCATGCGACGGACGCATCGCCTTTATGCGACACGCCGTAATCGTAGTTAAACGTCTGTCCATTTGCCTGCATCGATACAATGCCGGTTGTCAAAGCCATCATTCTCATTCGTTCGCGAGCCGCTCTTGCCCCGCGCAGCAAAGACAATTGATCGTCAAACACGCGATTCATAATAGAGTCGATATACGCCTGATTCCCGGTTTCAAGGACAATATTCAACTCTTGCCGGAGTTCTTCGTCGATATATTTTGATTCCTTAAAATACGGCATGTCGGCACTGAGCTTTTCAAATCCGATTCGCGGTCTTGGAATCGCAAAGGCGTCGAATGCCGATGTTTTCAAAACAATCGGCAGCCCACGTGCCCCTTTGAGCCATGCAAGCGTCAAACCGCGTTTCTTTTGCGCGGGAAACAGTTCCTCTGTTGGGTACGGTGCCTCGTCTTGCACAATCAAATTCCAATAAGCTGCAATCTCCGCGCTTGTCATCAAATCAAAAATCGTCATTTATTTCTCCTTCCGTCTCTGAGAGGCTGGTTTTAAACGTTGTTTATGCTTTCAGAAACACGATCAGCTTTGAGGCCGATGCGTTGCCAACAGCAGTTGTAATGAGTGCCTGAGTATCCGTATCGCAACGGTTTGTATTAACGAACCCGAACAGCAAGGCCGTCGCGTTTGCGTTACCAAACGTCACGTCAACGTCATGCAAAAGAACTGCATTCATGGCAACGGTCGCAGTGGCAAGTACGGCTGGCGTCGCATCTCTTGTACTCAGATTCACGTTGAGCGGCGTTCCGGCTTTAGCGATCTTTTTCCCGTCCGCGTTGGCCGTTGTCACCATCGATGTCGCAACGATACACCCGACCGCAGCCTGCATGTCAACATTAGCAAGGATTTGTTTCGGCCCAGTCAATTCGGCTTTGTGTACACCATCACGATTAAACATGTTCATTCTCCAGTTTTATACGTTGGTTTTTGATTCGCGTTATTTCCACATGGATGCTTTTGGCACGGATTCCTTTCGTTGTGCCGCAAGTCTTGCTCCCAGACTCTGACTTCCGTCACCTGATTTTTGATCGTTCGAGTTCATTGATGATCCGGTGCCGTTTTTGCCTATCGTTTCGCTTTTGCCTTTCGGTGCATCGTCTTCCGTAAACCAATTCGGATACTTAACCTTGAGTTCGCCGATCAGCGTTTTTAAGTCGTCTCCGTCTTCGAATTTCGACATGACAAGAATAATGGCATCGTCTACAAACTGTGGCTGCACGCCCAATCGCATGGCTTCGACCTTTGATTCGGCAAGAATCGCTCTGTGCTGAGCTTCCTTGACAGCATCCGATTCACCGATCTTTTGATCGACCTCCTTCTGCTCCGGCGTTTTGTTCTTTTCAATCAGAGCCTTTAGCTCTGTAATTGACTTCTCGTCTTTCGGATCAATGCCAAGTTCACGAAAAGCCGCGCGACGCCCTTGATTCTTCTCTTTGGTCATCTTGCGTGTGAATTCGTCTTGAGAAAATTCCAGTTTTTCAACCGTTTGTTTCTCTGGTGTCTTGTTTTGATCCTTTCCACCATGATTTTGACCGGCGTTGTCTCCGTTGTCTGCTTTGGTGGTCTCGCTTTTTGTTTCTGTTGCCATAAAGACACTCCAATTATTTAAGTCTGGTAACTTTTCATGCCGTAAACTGATTACGCCATATGTCTTTCAAAGGTTTTTTTTGTGTCAGTTTGCAATGCAAACCGGTTTTCACAAAAAAAACCGGAGCGAGACGCTTGATTTGCATTTCGCTCCGGTTTAATTGTGTGCATCTTGTGCAAACAACACGCCGTATTCCGGTACGGCAATTATCGTATGGGCTGCCCGGTTTCGTTCCTGAATGGAAACCGAAACGAAAGCGGGCAACATAGGGAGCTACCCCACTACCCAATACACTACAATCTATCAAAAAAATAAATTATGTCAAGCAATTTTGTTTGTTTTTTCTAAGATTTAGTAATATTATAAAAATTACTAAACTAAATCGTCAAACAATGCTTTTCAATAGATGAAACAGATTGAGCAGATGATTTTTAAAATAATATCTGATACATCTGTTTCATCTGTTGATATTTTATTCTTCGTGATCTTCGTGGTGAAAAGACGTTGTTTTGATACTGTTACTTAGTGCCAAACGCCGAGCCTCCTTGCAAACGCATCCATTTCTGGATAGTCTCCTTCGTCCGAAACCGCCCATCGTCCCCATCGACTTCCAATTTCAGTAGCAGATTCTGTGACAAGCGGAAAAACACACATGCCGTTGGGATGATCTTGCGGTATGTCTTCAGGCGTATAAATGTTACCATTGCGCGACAAGCATAACTCGCAAACTCTGCTACCGTTGGACACCCATTTGATACCTTTGACAAACGGATTAGCCTTTGTCATCTCAATCACGCTTTGCTGGTAAGAATGTTGCAACAGTGTTCTTGCCAACCGCTGTGCATTGTAATCCACCTGCTTGGGATAAATCAAGCGACCTTGTGCATTTCTTAAATTCCACGGCTTTCGTGCAGACGGGCGGACATATTGTTCCAATTGTTTGGAAATTTCGTAAATACTTTTATTTTGTGCCTTTCCCGCCGCAATGATTTCGTAAATCGATTGCATCGTTTTTCGATTATCACCCCAAATGCTTTTCGATAAATTCCAGCCACCTTCGTAAACTTGCCCTGTCACCAAACGTCTGATAACCTGATCCGGCACGTTGCTAAACGCCATACTGATTGCTCTTTCACCCGCCGGAATCAAGCCCAATTTCTGCAACCAGCGATTATTGGACATGACCGTCGCCGATGCGACGGTAAACATATTGGCCTTGATTTTGCGTTCCACTTCAAGCATGACTTGCACGCTTGTCGCCTCGAGTTTTCTTTGCAGGTCGCGTAATTGTCCCTCTTTGACAAGATCGCTAAACGTTTCGCCCAGAGCCGCAAGATCGGCCTGGTGCCCGATTTCGTCCGCCCACTTTTCGTATAGGGCGGCAATCTCTCTTTTTTGATGTGCCGTGATTGCGTCGCGTACTTTTTCCGCATCACGGAATATCATCGTGTTGACTTGATCGGTAGGTCTGGTAATGACTCGCCGGACTGTTCGTTGCGTTTTTGCCATTAGACCACTTCATCCATTACAACTTCGTCAATAATACCAACGTCAGTGTCCTGGAATCCGATATGGTCGTCAATCATTTGCTTTTCATAAGCAATTTGTTTCAATTCCGCTTCGCATTCATCATCTGTCAGACTTCGCCATTTTTTCATATAACTTTTACGCGACATGGTTTCCGCTGCGACCTCGGCAAGGTCAAGCGATTTCTCTTCCTGTTCATCCTCAGGCAACGGGTGGTTTTGATCGATTTTGATTTCATATTCCACCTGCATCATCTTATCGCTCACATAACCTGCCGCAACATTGGGATAAGCGTAGGAGCCGTCAATGATGATGGACGCCAACGCTCTGAGTCCAGGCCCCCATGTTTTCATTTTCTCTTTGCACCGCACGATCAGCGGCCAATAGATCGCCTTCAACGCCTTGCCAGTCCCGACGTTTCCTTTGATCGAATTAAGGGTTATCATCGGCATATCGACCTGATCTAACGCAACGGAATAAATCCGCTCTAATGTCGTTTGCAATGCCGGTGAATAGGATGTGTCTGTATTGATTGTCCCTACTTGCGGATGGGATTTTTCAAGATTCTGGTCACTTCCTAAATCCCAATGCGATCCCGGGCTTCTTTTCAACTTTCCTTGTTCTGTGCTTGCGGGATTCATGTCAAGCGTGTAGGTAATCTGATTCATTCCCTTTCGATGTGCATCTTTATCCGCGTTGGCTAGCTTGCTAAACCACATTTCAAAATCACTGAGCACGTTGATTTCGCTTTCCCCTCGCGTATCGCCGCTGAGTCCGTCGTTCAAAAACACAACGGCTGGGATCATCGTCAATAATGTTTCCTGTTTCGGTGTTAATTCCTCCAGCATATTCCCGGCACCGTCAAAGATCGTCTCCTCTACGGAAACAATGCCGTTTTCGAGAGTCAACCTCTTGCGCATGATTTTCTTATCGCCGAGTTTCACGCCGTCTTGAACGATCATAAACGCAACGAATCGCGTGAGCACGTTCGGGTTACCTATTTGCGTTTCGTAAATGAATTGCGTACTTGGCAAGAATGAGACGGTGATTCCGTCCTGCTCGTTGAAATTCACTATTCCAGCGACGCGTTTTCCGATAAAACAGTCTTTAGCCGCCTTAACAAGCGCATTCTCAAATCTGTTTGCGTCAAACACGGTACGAAGCAGATCGTTTAACACGGTCAAGGCGTCTTTTGCCGTGTTTGTGATCTTGCCGACGTCGCCTTTTTGTTCCGCAATGATGTCAGGGGCTTCGGAAAAGAGAAATCGTGCCTGCTTATTGATGAGACCGCGTGCAAGTTTGTACCGAAGCTGCGCCGGGGTATAATCGCCATGCGTCCCTTCCGTTTGAAACTTCGCTCCCTTGTTGTAGATCACGTAATATCGCTGTATTTCCGTCAATTCGGCAAGCAAATCGCTTGTCTGTCCTTGTACCTCTTGACTCAGCAAATTGTACGGGATTTGGTTAAATGCCGTAATCACTTCGATATTGGCGTCGTCTCGTTGTTCTGTCATGTTAGTCTCCTATCCGATTATATTTTGACTGCGCCGCTAATTCCATGCAAAGGCACGCCGCGAAAATCACTTCGGCTGTTAAAAGTTCGTTCCTTAACGTCGGCCACGGTGACGTTATCCAATGCGTACCAAATAGCCGAAAACGTATGTGGGTCGATATTAAATTGATCGTGAATGACGTTTCCTTTTGCGTCTTTTTTGTAGATCAGGTCTTTCAGTTCTCGAATCGTATTGACGCAGTGCTGGCTGATGATGATTTTGTGAAAACGTTTTATCTTGCGTGTATTGCTTAACCTACTACCGACAAATTTGTTCTTGCATCCGCGTATCGTATAACCGCACTGCCGGTAGTATTGAATGGCTTTGGGGTCAGCATTGTCGGCCACAATGAATTTGTTCAATCCAAGATTGTTTAGCTGATTAATTTTGTCACGCAGTTTTACCATTTCTGGAAAGTTGGCAAATTTGTCGTCGGTAACTTTATTGATGTAGATTTCGTCATAAATGTAGAGCAATTTTCTTTCAATGTCAACGGCACAGCTGATGACCGCGTTGTAACTTTCCTCAAATCCGAAGTCCATGCCGAAATAATGATTCTCCGCCGGTATCATTGCGACGGCTTTTTGGAAATAATCGCCGCGTTTTGCAACTTCAATTTGCGGTAACACTCTTGTCCCGCTTGCCCCGAACCGTCCCAAACGTGCCACTGTATAAAGCGGATAATCGTACTTCCGCATTTCCTCCAATCGCTTGATATAAGCGACCGGCAACCACGGGTTATCCTCCGGCATGGAATGGTGATAATAAACGCCGTTGACAACAAGCTCTTTCTTTTCGTAAAACTTGTTTTCGTCAAGAATCGTTGTTTCTTTCCCGTTGTCATCAGTTGTCGCAAAAAACCGGTGATAAATCCAGTTGTCACGACCGACTGGATTACAACTCATAATCAAGTGCATCGGCAATACGGGATGTCGCAATCGCCCTAAAAGCTCTTTGTACGAATCATACGTTGCCTCGCTTGCTTCTTCAAGCCATATTCCAGAAACATCATGGATACTTTTCAGTTTGACCGGTTTATCCAATCCCTTGAAAATGATACGGCTTCCGTTGGGAAAAATAAACCCCAAAGGCGACTTTTTTGCTACGACTTTTTGTCTTGCTCGCGAGTTTCTTTTTTTTGTGTATGATCCGGTGCCATAACTCAATAATTGCATGTCATCCAATATTTCTGTTAGCAAGGAATAGACGCTTTCATTGATGGTTTCAAAGACCTGTCTGGCCACAAGCCATGTTCTGCGTTCCTGTAGCAGTTTCAAAACGATTTTGACGGCGGTCTGGTGCGACTTTCCGCTTCCATAAGCACCGATCAGCAGGTATTGCTCATAATCCCAGTCGAAAATATAATTTTCAAACGCCGGAGCAACCTGTTTGACGATTTTTACCATTACAACATTCCGCTTACGGCGTCTTGACAACAAACGCAGTGTCATTTTGATACGGCTCGCTAGTTTGCGTTGGTTTCTCGTCGGCGTGGATGTCGAGTTCAATGACTTGCCAATCCTCTGCAAGCAAGTCACCTTGTCTGACTTCCCATTCGACAAACGTGACAAATCCGTTTTTGTCTTTCGGCAATGGCACCAAAATAAATGGGGAGCGTCTCTCCTGCCAATCCATAGTCGGTTCGCGTAAAACGAGGAACTTGGCGTATTCCTCCCATTCCGTATCGTTCCATGCCTCGCGTTTAACTTTTTCACCTTGTTTCAATGCTACAAGAGCATCTCCAAAAGTCATTCCAGTTCGTTGAATTTCCATGCTACGTTCCTCTCTTGATTGACATTATTTGGTAAAACACCTGCCGGAGTACATTCAACATAAAGTATTAAAGGCCGTGTTTCCAGTCCGACCGGCTTATTTTTTTCGCTTGCTGTTTTTTCGATCCACTATTCCATGCTCAATGTTCCCTTCTACATGTTTTGAAATTGTGACAGATTCATTCATTGTGTCATGATCATCCCTAACTTGACTGTTTGCTCTTACAACGGAAATTTGTACTGTGGAATCATCATCCATGACGCAGGCAAAAGCGTCCCGGTTTTTTTTCCATTTGTCTGGACAACGGTTATGCAGCCACATTGCAATGGCCGGTACGCTTGGTGCCACGTCGCGTGTCGAAACAACTCTTGTCGTCCCCACAACAACGCCGTTTTTCATTTCTGTGATGATTTTCGATTCCTTTGCATGATAGCCAAGTGCCACTTTCAACAGGGCGTTTTCCACGCGGTAGTCGATTAACTCCTTTCCTTTTTTCAAGGCCTCTTGCAGTTTCGACTGATCCTTGACGTAGCTGCGAAACGTCGTGAATGCAATTCCAAGCTTTTCTGCAATTTCCCGTTGCGAATAATTGTCCCGCGTCCACGCCTCAATCAATTCGAGAGTTTCCTCGGGAAAAAGTTCGTCAAACCTGATGAGTCTTGCTTTTTCCTTACTGTCGTCAGTGATCTTGTCGTTAATGTGATTCCATCCGTTCGGATTCGACATTGTTCTTTACCCCAATTGTCGCTGTCTGTGTCTTTCAGGCACTTGACCGAATTTTGCCAATTCGTCTTTGATATAAACTCTTCCGAACGCATCGGCAAATTGCAAGGATTTTTGTAACCGTTCACGGTACTACTTCACCACGAAGAACACGAAGTCCCACGAAGAGTGGCAAATCCGCAGATTTTCACAAGTAAAACATCAATACAAATGATCAACAGATGTAGCAGATGTAACAGATTTTTTCAATTCATCTGCTATATCTGTTTCATCTGTTGAAAAAACTTTGTGTTTCTTCGTGTCCTTCGTGCGAATGATTCCACTTGCCAATTTTGATTTTCATGATTTTCTCAGTAAGAGTTTGTATTCCGTTGCAATCATGGCGATGGGATTGCCTAACTTTCCGAACATGTTAAATTGATCGATGTATCGTTGATTGACAAAACCGCCGCTTTTCCCGTTGACGTAAACGTTTCCCCAACTGTTTTGACAATACGGCATTTCACGTTTGAAGTCCCAGCCGATCAATGCCATGCAATGTGATCCCGATGTCGCTTTGGTCACATTGCCGTTTGCGTCGATGGACGTTGGGATGTAGGACGATCCGAACATGACGCCGAAACCGGCCTGTAGGCATCTTACAAGATTGCTTCGACTTGTCAGTGAAACGATTGTTGTCTGATATTCACTCGCATTGGTTTTTTCCCACATCGCTTTTGTGATATTGCGTGACACGCAATCATCGCCTGCCAGTCGCACGGGGCTGTTTCCAAGTTCGACCATGTTCTTTGCAAACGTCCAGAGGTTTTCCCCGTCTGAGTAGCGGAAGTTTTTACCACGCATGTAGAGATACAAAGGATTGAACGGTTCAAATGTCAAAGGCGTTCCGTAAATGTAGTTGTATCCCTGTGTGGCTTGTGCGGCGTGCGTACCGCCCATTGACGTGCAAGAACCGTTGCTCCGCTGGTTCCAGTCTTTCCAACCGAAAATATGATCTGGCGAGATTGCGTCATATCGACTTTGAAAATACCTGATTCTCTTGTCGATATGTTTTTGCAGTTCGGCGTCGTTCTCTTGGACGATAAATCCTTTCGGATCGTCGTCTGCCCCGATCAATCCGTAATCCATTGCATTTGTTTGCAAATATTCGATACGTTCCGACGTGAGTTGTGTTGATTCCTCAAAACAACCGTTCAAAACGTTTTTTGGAATGGCGTCAAGATTGAAGTCAGTCATTTTGTTCTTTCCTTAATTCGTTTAACTGCTCGTCGGTTAAACAATAAATTTGTGCAATCAGATCGATAGAATATTGATTCATACATCGCTTACCGGTTTCTACTTCAGAAAGCATTGCTGATGACATTCCCAGTTTTTTGGCCATATCATACAAAAGTTCATCATGGTCAATTCTGATCTTACGAAGTATCTTTCCTGTTTTTGAAAGCATCTTTTTCTTTGTTGGTTTATGTTTTTTCATTGTCTCAATAATTCGTTACGTATTCTTGTGCAAATGTGACGGCTTTTTCCGTCGGCCATCCCAATTCACGGACGATCTCCTGCGAAGCCCACACAAGCCGCTGGTTGTACGTGTGAGTTGTATTCATTCCATTTGCTCTTATGCAAATATCGATTGCCTTTTGCGTGTCAGTATCCGGCGTCGGATTGGGGTTTGGCGACGGGTTGGGAATCGGGTTCGGCGGTATCGGAACGATGTTGCACTTGATCGATGATGCCGCAGTGAGTAGTGCCCAGCACAGCATCAAAACGGCCATCGGTTTAACAAGTCGGTCAATCCATACGAGCTTTTCGATGATCGTATTTTGCCTTTCCGCGATCTTTTCAAGCGTCTGTTTTTGTGTTGGAGCGGATTCTGCGCCGACTTGTTTTTCATGCACAATTGGTTTTTCAACCTTTTTGACTGTTTTTTTCGCCGGCGGAATTTGTTTTTTTGTCGTCATGCTTATCTCCACAAATAAAAGAGCGGTCGAATCGGAGTTCGTTGATATGTCTGTTGATTCGGAACGGCCTGCCGAGAATTCGGAATGGGACACAATCCTGTTTCGCAATCGGATGAAGAGTTATTTGACAGTTGCTTTTCTTGAGTTGGTATGGTATAGGGGATGGGAGATAGTGTATTTGCTTCCTCATCTGTTATTGCGCTAGTGGCATCTATTGCGCTAGTGGCATCTATTGCGCTAGTGGCATCTATTGCGCTAGTGGCATCTATTGCGCTAGTGGCATCTATTGCGCTAGTGGCATCATTCCCTATTCCACTTTCCCTATTCCCTTCTTCTATTCTTTGCACGCACTCGAGAATTTCCGTCAATCGGTCTGAGTAATCATCGTAATGCTGCGGCGTGGCAAGCGACAAGGCCAGCGAGTTCGATGCCAGCTGTGTTTGCTGATCTGCGATTTGGTCAAGTTTCAATCCATGCTCGACCTGCAAAATCACCAGTTTCTTTTGCGCTTCTTGCAACACGGTCATAAACGTTCGGAACGAATCGACCAGTTGATAGGTTGCCGGGAGTATGGCAATCAAAAACGCCATAGCCGACAACAGACTTCCCATGTTAAACTTTTTTTCAGCAATCATAAAATCACCTATTCCTTTGTAAGACAGTTTCGTTTGAGCCAATCCTCAAGGTCTGCCGTGTAGAGAATAAGCTCTTGCAAGCGGTAGTATTCGACGTTGACCTGTCCGTCTGATTCACACTCGGTAAACCGCTTTTGTGGCAAAGGGATGGTAAGCCCTTTCCCAATGCGGTTTGCGACTTGTTGAATCAGCCATATCGAAGTCAAGACAATAGCTGGCAGTAAACCCCACATAAAAAGACTGTTGCTTTGAGAATAACGTGCACCTATGAACAGCATGACAAACGGCAAAATCATATTGAGCACTTTCGTAAACCCAATCATGTTTTCCGTCACGCAACGCTTGAATGAGAGTGTTGCGTCAATGAGAATATCATTCAACATTTGCATAGTCATATCATATACTTTTTAATAAAAACGTCAACGCATTTTCACTTGAATCGCGGCTTGCGGTCGGGCATGGTATCCTTTCACTCCGGCAGTGGTCCGAGAAATTCGTAATTTGGGATTAGGTCATCCAGTAAATAATGATCTGATACACAAATAAAGTTTCTTCCTTCACCATATCTTTCCCACATCCTTATCGGTCGGCGGCTCTTTCGTCCACTGGAGGTTCAGTCTGTCGTTCCAAGCTAAAACAGTAGCAGTAATCTGGATATCCAAGACAGAATTCACATCGTTCACACTGACATACGCCATCCGGTGAACCGCAATGATAACAGGTTACATATTCTTGTTTGTTGGTTAATGAATCACACATGTTTTGTTCTTTT